ATGACGTACTCACATGCAGGAGGGGTTTCTTTCTCCCACGTTTTCCACCACTCGCGCTTAACTATAGCGGCTTCTTCCGCAGTTGGCTGTTGTTGGTACTGTGAATTCCATTGAAATAGAGGCATCGACGCTTTTGTGCGGTGTAATGCTTTTAAATCAAAGAACTCAGGCCATAGCGGCTTCTCTTTAATGATCGTGGTCTGGTTCTTACCCTTACCAACCTTGCTTTCAAACTCCAGTATCGCCGGAAACTCTACTACTTCGTATTTATCCGCTAATTCATTCAGGGTCATGTCGCGGATTACCCGTCCAGTCAGGTCGTCTAAATGCCATCTTGTCTGAATAATAGCGACCCGCCCACCGGGCATAAGACGCGTTCGTGCTCCGTAGGTGAACCATTCGTACGCTTTATCAAAAACTTCAAAGTTTCCGTTAATTACGTCTTGCTCGGAGTGTGGATCGTCAATTAACAGCAAATGGGCACCACGTCCCGCAATCGACGAGCCAATACCGCAGGCATAATACTCGCCCCCCATGTTCGTATTCCAACGTCCGGCTGACTTACTGTCCGATGCAAGCTTCACGTCTGGGAATATAGCTTGGTACTGGGGCGTAGATATAAGGTTACGTACCTTTCGCCCGAAATCCACCGCTAGGTCTGTGGTATGCGACACCATCATTACCTTCATGGTCGGATTACGCCCTAAGAACCAAGCGGGAAAGTAAATAGAAACAAGCTGAGACTTACCGTGGCGTGGGGGGATGTTTACGCAAATACGATCTTTGCCTTCTTTCTTCGCCTCCACATCTTCGCTTTTAGCTTTGTCGTCCGTTAATACGCCCTGCTCGATCTCCATAAGCAAGTTAGCCAGTATCCTGTGGTGTTTACCGACTAGGTAGTCCGGCTGCATGTAGCAACAAAAATCAATAAGGTCTAAACGAGAAGCCTCGACTTGGGCGTTTTCTTCTAAGCCATCAAGGAGCTTGTGTATCTCTGCCTGTTCTTCAACGCTGTACGTATCTAGGTTGTCCAGCATTAACTGAAGGTCTTCTGGAGAAAACAAAGGCGCTGCGTTCACTCGCCCTCCTCCCCTACTTCTTCGTAGCTACCGTCAGGGTTCTGCTTTAGTGTTTTGAGCTTTTCTAGTTTCTCGCGCAGCTTGTCTTTTATGTCGGTAGAGTTGTTGTGGGTTACGGTAACTTCTTTACGTTCAGCAAACAGCCCTACGTCTGAAATCTTACCGAGCAGTTCTAATGCTTTTAGCCGAACGCGGGGGTCAGCGTTCTCAGTCTCTAGTACGAGCTTGTTTGTTACTAGGTGGCGTATCTCCGCAGCATGTGTTGCTACGATTTGCCCGAATTCTTTTAGGATGTCATTAGTCTGTATAAGTACAGCAGGGGTTAGCGTAGCGGTACGGGAGTGGGTTACGGCAGTTGACGCTTTTTCTTCATTGTCTGCGTACGCCTTAACTAACTTAGTGACCGCAGTTTTTTCTACGTCGTCTGGGTCGTTAACTTCTAGGCCGTGCTCTTGCAGGACAGAAATGGTCTTGCATGCCGCTTCGGCACGCATACGCAAATCTATATACCGAATGTCAGGCGGGATATCCACACCGAGTTCTGGGGTGACAACTAACGTCATCTATGTACACCTTACGCAAGCTTAGTAGCTGTTGCGCGCAGTATAGGATACAAAAAATTATTTTACAACAGGGGCTTGGGACTCCTGTGGGGGGTGTTTCCTATATAGAGGGGGTGGGGTCTAGCCTCGGGCGTTTTATATAAATAGGGGGTGGGGGTCTAATGAGAACAAGTTTAAGTAAGTAACTTACGCCCGGGGGCGCTTAAGTTTCAAAAATACGATTTACTCGTGCAAACTAGTATATATAGGTAGTAGGAGTCCCATTGCTGTCGAAGTGGGGGTGGGGCAGGGGTGGGGTGTCGATAGCGGGCCATCCTAGGCGTTGCGCGGGCCTTTATCCGTTCGACTCGAACGCATTGTTGCTATACGCAATAAAACGCCATAAAACAGCACACAATTCTGATTCGGCGCTACAATTAAAAGTGTCGGTAAGACAACGACATAACTTAAACAATAGGAAGATGCTTTATGAACAACACTACACAGAATGACGCGATCGAGAACGAAGGTTCGGCTAATCTGCTAGACGCTATCAAGGCCGCGAGTGACACGGCGAATGAGCGTATGAGTCTTGCCGCCCTCACCAGTATGATGCGGGCCGATAAACTCGCAGGCGCTAAACGGGCCACTTGGCTAACTGCCGCATTCAAGGCCGGTGTAAAGAGCACGGTGCTCGGTGAGTTAGGTAGTGTCGAACGTAACATATTCGAGACAACGTACGCTAAGACCCATTGGACCGCGCCGGAACGTGCTCTCGCAGCCAAGACGACCGCCGAGGCTAAACTGCTACCGAACGATGCGAAGCGTAAAGAGCGGTCGCTATTGAACGGTCAACGGCGAACGTATCTAGCACGGGCAATAGCGGACCTTAAGGTCCTAGAGGCTGGTGGCACGCTAGGTAGTCATGGCGGCAGCAGCAGCGGTAATAAGTACACGCCAATTGAGAAGGCGATGGCAGGCATTGTAGCTATCACCGAGGTGCTCGAGAAGGATGAGTCGAGTATGGCGCTGGCGCTTAGGAAGGCGATCACGAAAGTACAGGATGCCTACACATCCAAGTATGAGCCTGCCAAGGCGGCATTCAAACAAGTGACCGGTGACGCGCGGCAGTATACGCCGACCATCTCACTATCTAAGAAAAAGAAGTAATCACCCGCTAGATCAAGGCAGCCCCTCGGGGCTGCTTTTTTTTCGCCTAAATTTCGTGATACCAGTGAAATGGTGGCGTGCTGCGGTATTCCCTAGCGGGCTGTGTGAGCCGAGTGATACCAGTGAAATGACGGCGTGCTGCGGAATTGCCTAGCCCGACACGCGGGCCGCTGCACAATCATGTTTTCCGTTCGAAGCGAACGCATTTTGAGCGATACCAGTGAAATACTAGCGTGCTGCACGAGCCATTATCCGTTCGATTCGAACGCATTTCTAATGTTCCTAATGTTACTTTTGCTATTTTCGTAAGTGCTTGATTTTAAAGCTTTGTTCCTAAAGTTACTTTTTGCTTTTCGAGAATGTTACATTGTTGTTTTATGTTGTTTAGTTAAGTCTATGTCCGTGCGCTATTGTGGTATTGAGCTACTACTACTACTTATTTATTAATATTATATAGTGTTACAAAAATAAGAGGATTTCCCAGATTCCTGCGGGATTGCTTTGTGCTACTCCGTAGTCGCTGCACAAAAAGTTTGGGATTCCCAAAGTCCCCGCACCCTTTTTGCGATGGTACAAAAGGAACTTTTAGCACAATGCTTTTTTTCCTAAGCTAAATCAAGCACTTGCAACCCTTTGTATTGTACCATCCAAAAACACCCTTTTGTAACACTGCTTGCAAATCAATGACTTAGGCCAAAACCAAAAGTAACACTGCTTACAAATCAAGCACTTACACGATAGGCCACACAACAATAAACAACCAAATAGAACAATATGAAAAGCAATAAAAAAGCATATTATTCGCTTGACTCAGACCCCTATAGTTGCTATAATATGTTCTAGTAATTGATAAAGACAAACGAGCAAGTAACTGGGTTACACAAACGAGTTATTTGTATATTCAAGAATGCGTTCGATTCGAACGGAAAACAGGAGCAGCACAATGAGACACAGAGATATAGCAATTACAGTTAACGGCGCAGATAAAACTTGTGAAGTTTACATCGACGGCGCGTTTAAATTTTGTGACCAATACAAGTACACAGAAAATGCAATACAGGCTGCGCATGCTTATGCAGATCAACACAAGCACCATGCGCCAAAGCTGACTATAGACCTAAGAGGGTGTTATCAACATGGAGAACGCCGATGAAAATCAAGCAACTACTTAGTGAAGCAGAGTGTCAGAAGTGCGGCATTCTGTACGACAGCAAGCGTGAGCAAGCGGGGTATCCAACGTGCAAACTGTGCGGCGATGCCCAAGCAAAGCAAGTGCGGATGGG